CTTGATTTGGCTTTTTGTCGTTGCATTTCTTGTTTCTCCCTATCATTCTTAATTTCATAATATGCAGCCCAATATATAAGCTCTTCTTCAGATAAAGAAGTTCTAAGTTCATATAATGTTTTACCAAGTTCTGTTGCTAGGAAAAACTCAAAGTTCAGCCAGTTGTCCCCTTTTATTCGTTTTTTGCTGATTTAATATCTGTACTTAAATTAAACAAAAATAACTCAATATCATTTAAAACATTCTCTGGAATAAACCTATGTAAATCTTCTGCATCTGCCATATTAAAGGCTTTGCTGCCATCTTCAAGTTCTGCGACCTGACAAAGAATATGTGTTGTGATTGTTAAAGCTTCATCTGTGCCAGCAACAGATTGTGCTTTCTTTCTATCGTATCTGGTTAAAGGTTTAAAATATAAAGTCTCAATAACATCACCATTAGAATTTTTCCATTCATATTTTCTTCTAGTGGTCATTTCCTCCTTAAAAGATTCAGTAAGAAGGTCTATCGTTCTTTTTGATGTCATAATTTTGGGGTTGGTAAATTAATTAAATAGCAGAGGTTATTGTGCCGTTTGTCTCAAATGTAATATTCACTTCCTGTATTTCTCCAAGAGTTGCTCCATAAGTAGCATTAGTGATAATACCAGCGAAACCAATTTTTTTAGAAGCTGCTCCACTATCAGGAAATAATTCAAATAATGCGTCACCAGCATCACCTGTTGTAATTATGTCATCAATAAAAGCCTGATAATCAGAGTTTCCAGCGTTGTCATATAAAAGAGTTGCAGAGCCAGAACCATCTATTAAACCACCAATACGGCTTTTAAATGTATCACCCATTTTAGTGGTTTCTAATGTGTCTTTTGTAATAGATAATTCCCATGATCTCAAACTGCCAATCTCGGCTTCTGTGCCGCCAGC